AAAGATGGCATCATTTGAAGAGTGGATGCTGCTTGACCAGGAGCATAACCAACAGTTTGCTTGGTTCCCAGTTGGAAACCCTTGCCAGTTGCATCGTGTGCGGTTCCACCGTGAGCATCGGATTCGAGATCATTACCAGCCGATGGAACTCCACCTGTTGGCATCTGAGCACTTGCCCAAGATGGTTTGGTTGCTAGTGTAGAAGCAAGTCCGCCTGTCTTGGACGCACCTTGTGGAGCGGATTGTTGTGGTGCTTCGTCTTCACCCTCGTCTTCATCACCGTAATCTTCATCGTCTTCGGACTCATCTTCGGACTCATCTTCGGACTCGTCTGCCTCATCAGCACCTTCGTCTTCATCTTCGTCTTCTTTTTCTTCTTCTTCGTAGAGTTCCTCGTCATAAACTTCGTCGTTTTGCTCGAACAGTCCCTCTAGAATTTCTTTAGCCAATTGCTTAGGATCCATTTTTTATTCTCCTTAAGGTATACTTTTTATTTATAACTTCTTCAATTTTGACAAAAAACTCTCGAAAACCTTTAGTTTTGTCTTCTCTAGGTTACGAGATGAAGCATTTGAGATCTGTTTCTTTGCACTATCCAAGTCGATTGCCTTGAAAATACCGTGCTCCAGAACCCATTCTCTTCCTTCCATAATTACATTAACAAATGCATTAGGAGCAGATGGATCTGCAACTATGTCTACTGCTGCCAGCATAAAGTCCTCTTGGACTTCTTGATAGCCGTTCTTTTCAATCAAAGAACCCATACCACGGGAAGAAACGCCAAGTTTGGCGCCTTCGTCCATCAAATTCTTGACGATCTTACCGTATGGAGTGTCAAGAACTTTGGCCCTACCGCAGATCTGGTTCTTATCGAAATGAAGTTCCTTGATCATATGTGCAGCACGCTCAAGATTTACAGTTGGTCCTTCTGGGTGTCCAAGTTCTCCGAGTGCTCTGCTGGTGCTTACATATTCGGTGATATAACGATTTACTTCTTTTTGCATAATTGGCAGAGGATAGAGTCTGCCGTTTCTATTTCTGGCGTCCGACTCCATAAAAACACCTTCGATGAAGTAGTTTTTCTTTCCATCCGTGGATGCTTCTGTCAGAATTCGAACATCAAGAGTTGTTTCGGTGATTAGTTTCATTTAGTTTCTACCTCTAATTGCCTGTCCTCTTACCTTGCGAAGATTGAGAAGATACTTGTCTGATCTAGTATTTGGCTTGCCGTCGTTGTCGATGTCGGCATCTTCATTACCAACTGGATCTAATCTTTCATCTATCTGCTCACCACAAGAAGAGCATTCCTCCTCGGTGAAAAGATCAGCAGCAATTTCTTTCTTTCTTTGAGAAAGAGTTTCACCTACTTTTGAATATAAACTGGTTTGAATGGCTTGCTTGAACATTTCAAGTTCGCCGTTGATCAGGTGGTTTAGAGCGTCAGACATAAGAAAATCTCCAGTATTTGTATTTATTGATTTCTATTATTTAGTGCCGATGGAACCCAGTTTTCTTTGAGAAATTGCAATTCTTCTGGTGTGAAGTTTTGCTCTAGAAACTGATCCAGATCGTTTTTATTTTGTTTTTCAAGAATATCTTTCTTTTCTTCCATTCTTGCTATTTCTTCCAAAGTGACAAAATGACTACCCTTGCTTGGATTTTTTGGATCCTTCAATCTGCGAAAATATGAAACATTATGAGAAAAATACATATTAACCACATTCTGGCGTATAGCCTAAGAAATTGTCTCGTTCGCAAGAAGATTCCGTGGGGAATCCTGCATTTCCGTCTCTACCATAATAACTCGATAAGTATGATCCATAAGAAGGATCATCGGTTCCACAAGAAGGCGGGCAGACATTTCTACCATCCCACTGCTTTCCGTGAACTACTGGAACGCACTGTATTCTCTGTAGACAGTTCATTTTTGGTGGGGAATCAGAAGAACAGCGGCAACAATCGACATCAACTATCCAGGGCCAACATATACCACTTTCACAGGCAGGAACTGTTCTGTATTGATAGTCCGAAGCAGAAGGACATTCTGAACCTATGTTCGCGATGTGTGCATTACATATTGCGCTCTCTGGAACTATATGTGTATTTCTTACTGTTGGCCAACTATTGAACATCTGTGTATTTACTGTTTTAGTGCAACTTTTCTTGGTATTGTTGAATCTAAAAGAATTCTTCGCAGGTGTCAGGAAAGTATTGGCAGTCCAGAGACAACGATAATATGACGAGACATCTTCTAGTTGAGAACCACAACCATTTGGCATTTTCTTCATAAAGTTTTCAGTTGCATACTGTGTAGCAACTATATGAACACCACCACAATATGCATTTACACTCAGTGCTCTGCAATCATCCGAAGGACATCCTTGTTCTGGTGTCGCTGAACATCCACAGTAATCGTTGGACGCAGCACCTCCAGTGGTGGATGATGTTGTCCCAGATGTAACTAGACACTGATCTATTGGAATGTCTACATTACAAACATTCAGCGTGCAGTTATTGTGACAAGCAGCAGAGCCTGGTTCCGTTCCACTTGGAAATTGAAAATCGCATTTCAGATGACAACATTCGCAAGTGCTTTTATCAACTATTTCGCTACCTTCCACTATGCAACTACCAGTTGATTGTCCATAACCATCGTAATTTACATAGACATTAGATGTTGGAATATTTTCTACCGTGGCTATCTGTGGTGCATTATACCAAGAACCTATGCATCCATCGCTTGCTCGTCCACAACCAGCGAGTATTGCTTCGTCTTCATTTGTGGTTGTTCCATAAAAATCATCACAACAAGGACAGGTTGTTCCGGCATTCCAATCGACCCATGTCCATCCTGCGGGAGCACCTCTGAAATATACCCACTGTCTTTCTGCCCAGAAATAATAATCATCTATTGCTTGTAGTTTCTGTTCATCAGTCATAGACGAATTTGGAAACTGACCTGGATAGGAATGATAGAACTCTGCTTGTAGGGATTTTGCACTATCTGGAACAAGATCCGGTCTAAGAATAGGATGAACTCTACCGAATATGTGATTATCGTAGTATCTCTTTCTAAAAGGTCCAAGCAACGACATCTGTGCTACTGTCTTATTCGCATATGTTTCGTATCCGTGACCTGGAAATCTAGCAGCAAGTTCTTTATAAGCCTGTAGTTGTTCCGCTCTCCAATCCTTTGACTCAAAATATCCACCATTCGACAGAGATTCGAATATATTCTGTAATCTGTATTCAGCATATCGAATATCATTTTGCTTATATTCTAAAATATCCGTTGCATCTTGTGCTGATATTACTGGTGTTCTTGGATTGCTAGCCAAAGTGTTCATAGGAGTCACGGCATCGCTAAGTTCAAATCTAAAAAAAGGAACAGCAGAGCAAGCAAAAATCCAGTATTTTGGAACAAGATCGTCAACTTGATATGGATAAGATGGATTGTTGAAGGTTGGATTTGGATGAACTCCACTTTGATCTGGGACATTCCAGAAGGATTGTGTCAGACCATCCGTGTTGTCTTTCGCGATCTTCCACCATCTTTCAAATGTCATATTGAACAACCACTGATTAGTTAAACTAAAAGCGGTTGCACTGTTTTCGTCATAACACTCTACATCGACACCCCATATAGTCCTGTAGTCATCGAGCAATTTTCTTCTTCTGTATTTTGTCAACCAAGGAGAATTGCATTCACAGGTTGGATATGATATTACTTGTGTGCAGCCTATATCTATCCACGGATAGCAACAATTTTTATCAGAACCAACGGAAGAAGATTCACCGTATCCTCTCTTAAGATCCTCTACGATACTGTCTGGTGTCAAGATATATGTTCCACAGGAAGTTATGTTTTCTTCACCAGCACAAGGATTTACAGATGGATTTGGAGGAACAGATGTGCATCCATTTAACGCGCAAGGAGATTCCATATGAAGACAAGTTCTCAATCTCTCGGTGGTGGTTGATTTTGACCACTGCATCTTCTCTGTTCCATCAAATTCGTATCTACATCTTAATAATTTTCCGCTTACAGAATCCAAACTGCATATTGGATCTTTTTCTATCGGTAGTTGACTCGCTATGCTGTTGTCGTAGAAAGACAGAGGTCTCCAATATGTTTCATAGAAGGAATATATCGTCTGAACTGGTTCTAATTCCTGTGCAGATGTTTTATAGTGAACTATTTTACCTATTCCATTTGTTCCCGCTACGGCAGGGCACGCATGATCAAATCCAGTACCCGGCGCAGCAAGATAGTATTTTTGTACGAGTTCAAATGAAGGTCTTTCCGACCACATCAACAACTCATCGCAACTAAGACAGCAATCTGTGTCTATAGTATCACCAGACAAACACTCAGTGACTTTGCAGCATCCACAGCATTCCGATATGACAGCAGCAGTAGTAGTCATTCACACCTTACCTTATAAGCATTTGGCATAGAGAAGATGTATGCTTCTCCTTGTTTTTTCATATGCACTACAGTTCCGTTTCTTATAGGAAGCATTTCAGCAGAACCAGTGAAACCATCAAACAGTCCTTCACCTATTCCTTCTATATCGTTCATCGCTTCTGCACCGTTATATGCAAATTCTTCATACAGTGGTTCTAGTGCTATGAAAAGTCCATCGACAAATGTAGTTTTTCGGAATGTATATTTCCAACTATGAAATGGTGCTGTTGGGAAAATAGGAGTGCTGCTCACTATAGTCGCGAGTATAAATTCTTCTTTTCTTCTGAAAAATTGCTCTGGTATGTTTGGTTCTCTTCTTAGAGGTATGCCGTTTGCATTAAATCTAGGAATTCCACTTGGCCAATTGGATGTACCAGTTGGTGGTTCTCCTGTTTTATCTCTTGTATAGAGAACACCATTCTCGGTGTCTATGAAAGAGTCGCAAGATCCTATTGTTGCAAGATCTGTTAGTTTGTTCTCTTCTGGAGCCTGTATACAATCTTCACACTCGTATGCTACACCTATACCATCGTTAGTTGTTATTTGTAGACCCAGATCTGTTCTTATCTTGGGATTATCTGCACTTATCTGACTATGTGTTACTGTTCCATCCACGACACCCGATGCGGTTTCCTTAAATTGTCCAAGATTGTAAGGACCGTTTGCACTACCAACGACAGAACTATCGTTGGATATGAATGTGAATGTTCTGCTTATTCTGGAATTATTCTGCGGATTCAGAAGAGTAGGAATTGTTCTTCTATTTGTTCCTGTCAGATAGAAATCTTCATTCGACCGATCACGAACACCGCACATTCTTATGAATTGTTCAAATGTTGGATTGTAATTATCATATGTGATGCTGGGATCTACCTGACTTATCGTTCGATATGCTATTGGATAGAGATCCTTTTCTCCACTGATATTCGGATTTCCCGACATAGTACCATTGGCAGGATTGATATATGCTTGTGTTGCGGATATATCTGTAGTGACAGATGCATCCATATTGTTAATATCGTAAGTGCCGTCCTGAGTTCTAAGAGCGACGATGTAGCCCTTGAAACTAATCAAATTATCGAATGCTTTTTGATCTATATCATCTTCGTTAGGAGGAAGTAGAGGCCCTGCAAATGTGTTGCCACATATACTTTCAGAACTTCCAGTAGGACCTGGAGGACCTGGAGGACCTTGTGGACCTGGAGGACAATCACAGCAACAATCACCTGTATTTCCGTATGTCGGTGTGGATGGTTTGTTTATGATGAAATTAACATCACAAGCATCCGAAGCACAGCCAGGTTTCTTGGATGCTTCAAATTGATCTGAACCGAATGTCGGGAACTGCGGAGTTGGCATTAAAGACCTCCTATTTCTGTTATTTATAGAAGGCTACTGGCGTCGTAATCGACTCCCTTATTACTTATGAAAGTGCTCTGGGGAGCAGCACCTTGTCCTTGTGGTGCTGGAGCACCCATACCACCATCTGGTGGAGGACCACCAGCATCTCCACCAGGCATCGGTTGACCATCTGGTCCAACAGCAGGTTGTTGTGCTTGCATCTGTGCAAGTTCCTCTGCTTTCTGTTGTTCGATCTGAGCGTCGATCTCGGCAATATCTTCGTCTGTTTGACGGAGAATATTCTTGCGAATCCAGTAATCTGAGTAGAACTTACCAGAATAGTCCGCAACCTCACGCATAATTGCCATACGATCTTTCATAACCTCTGCTTGCTTGGATTCCGCGAAATAGGAATCGGTTGCGAAGTCCAGTTTGATGTTCTGATAGATTTCTATCCAATCCTCTTCATTCATAATCTGCTTGGATAAGCACTGAACTTTCAGGAAGTTTGTGAGAAGTTCTCCAAAACGCAGACGAATTCTGTTGATCATTTTGGCATACTTCAGTTCATCTCTGTTGATTTCGGATGCACGACCCATATTGAAACCATTATCTGCTTGCAAGCGCGACTCTGGAATTCCTAAAGCACGGAGCAGTTTCTTCTGGAAGTACAGGACATCCGCCATTTCACCGAGGTTCTGTCCACCAGGCAGAGTTTCGATGGAAGTTCCCTTACCGCCTTCTCTGCGTGGAAGCCAGAAATCCTCAAGCATACTCATATGCTTCTTATCGTCGCGAATTTCGCCAGTATTGGCATCATATACGACCTTGTTTCTATAGCGGTTCATAACTTCGCGCAAATATTGCTCAGCCTTGTTCTTTGGAAGAGAACCGACATCAATATAGAATATTCTGCGCTCTGGTGCTCTAGACCAGCGATAGATTACAGTAGCGTCCTCAACCATTCTCAACTGATTGAGTGGTTTGATTGCTTTGTGCAAGTATCCAACAACCTTGCGGGTGTTTGGATCATACAGACCAGTGTGGACATAATTTATGGAATCTGGAGAGATTTTTATGCCCTGTTCTGGTGAACTATAATTGATGTTGTATGTGTTGGGAGCAGCCCTATCGAAAGGCATATAGAGGTAGTATTCCTCCATATCCGTAACCACTTCAAGTGTTCCCAACCTTTCCTTTTCCTTCACTTCTTTAATCTTCTTGATGCGTAGAGGATCGACATAACGATACTCTTTTGCACCCTTCTTCTTGTTTTCGTGAAGGATTATGTGGTAATAAAGTCTTCCGTCGATGTAAAATCGACGGAAGATTTCGAAGCCTTTTCTTTCAAAATCAAGGAGATACAGGACTTCAGTGAAGCAGTCCTGCATCCTATCCTTGATAGATTGTGGTACATCCACTTTATCTAAATTGAGTTTCACTACTTGATTTCTGGCGTCTTCCGTAATAACTTCGTTGACGACATCATCTACAGCCATGTCTACTTCTGCGTGAAGAGACATCTCTCTATATTTTCGGATCATATCTATTTCGCTACGGAGAGTTCCGTCAAGATCGACATAATAACCCTGTAAACCGCCACCCTCTATAACAGTCGCACCATCCTCAGCGGATGGTGGGACTATCGAGAATACTTCTTCGTCGGGTTCTTTACGACCAAAAGTAAATCCGAAAATATTGAAAGCCATAATGTATTAACCTTTCGGGTTAAAGTTCGATTATCTCTTACCGCCAAGATTGAGTTGAGCGCCTGGGCCTTGCTTGACTTGGAAGTAGGTGTAGCCGAATGTAACTTGGAATTCGGATACAGTGTCGTTCTGGTCATATGCAAGTTCGATTGCTGCAACATCCTTTGGATAGCAGGCGATGAGTTCATACTTCTGAACCATCTGTCCCTTTCTATTTAGTTGCTCTACAGTAGCGGTGCAACCTGTAACATGGCCCCAGAATGGAGCGGATGTTTCGACTGTAGATGCACCTGTTGTATCGCCGACCATGTTGTTGACGATGCCGTTGTAGTAGCGATTCCACTTCTCGAATTCGTTACGGATTGTGTAATCTTCCGTGTTGATGACTGTTACTGACCAGTCTTCGAAGGTTCTGTCGCCAGGAACCTTGATCTGACGACCGAGGTATGGGACGGTGATTTCGCCAAGGGTAGAGCCTGGGACGCTTGTTGCCTTTGCGTAGAAGGTCAATCTGTTGTTGAACTTGATTACGCCCGACTTGTCTGTTACTGTAACTCTGAACAGTGTTGGTCTCGAACCACCGTCAAAGTCTTGAATAAATCTGTCAATTCCTAAGTATGCCATTTAAATACTCCTGTTTTCTATTTTTGGTGATTTGTTCTAAGAATTTATACGGTCGTTCAGGTTGCTGTGCCGGTAAGTTCGGCGAAGGCAAGTCCTGTTGGTGTAGCAACAAAGTTCAACTGGATGAAGTTGATGGATCTTGTTGGCTTGATGAAAATATCACCAACGAAGCCGTTCGAGTCAATCACATATGGAGTGTTGTTGCTCTCGTCGCATACAACGCGGTAATCTGTAATACCACGACGACCGGCAACTTCTCTGAGGAATGGATTGACAAGTTGTTCGAACTGGTTTCTTGTGAACTCGTCGTTGAACTCGAAGAGGATGAATCTGGAAGCAGTCGAGATTGCCTTCTCAAGAACGATGAACAGACGAC